GCCTAGCAGAACTGCCAGGCATGACAGAGCCACGCCGGACTGAACTTGAATTGCACGACATTGAAACGATTGAAGCACTGGCAGCAGCAGAAGAGACAACGCTGCGCGGTATTGGTGAGCCTTATGTCGAACTTGCCAAGATTGCCACGCTGCAAGTCGAAGCGACAAAGCAAAAAGACGACCTAGTGGTTGAGGTGGCTGTAGCGGCCCAGACCTTGGCAGAAGAGGTAAAACATGAGCCTGCTGACGATAGCGCAGAACGTAGCTGACTTTACCGGGTTTGAACGTCCGTCAACCGTTGTCGGCAACACAGACCCCATTGCACGTCAGCTATTTGCCTTCATAAACCGTGAGGGCAAGCAACTGATGCGGTCAAACAACTGGCCCATTTTGACCAAGGAACACACCTTCAATACGGTCAATGGCACACAGAGTTATGATCTGCCGACTGACTATGATCGTTCTGTTGGCAGCACCATGTACAACCGCACCGATCTGGATCAAATGGTCGGGCCTATCACGCCGCAACAATTCCAGAAAGACAGGCACGGCACTGCATCTGCTGGCATCACGCAAAAGTTCCGTTTCAAGCCATCAAGCAATGTCCTAAAGTTTGACATCACCCCCACACCAACATCAGCCGAATCTATTGGATTTGAGTATGTCAGCAGTCACTGGAATCAAAGCAGTGGCGGCACCTCACAGGCCGCTATGGCAGCAGATACTGATGTCGGCATTCTTGATGAGACACTGATTGAGATGGGCGTCACCTGGCGGTTCAAGCAGAATCACGGCCTGACATATGATGAGGATTTCAGGCAGTACCAGCTTGAACTGCGCCAAGCCATCAGCCGTGCAGGCGGTGCGCCGGTCATCAGTCTGGATGATGCCAGACGCCTGCTGGTCAGCCCATACTCTTACAATCTGCCTGATAGTGGATACGGGGCCGTCTGATGCTGCAAGCACTGCCGACATCACGAGGCTACCGCGTCAAGGCGGTCAGCGTGCCAGCCCCTGTGGGCGGTCTTAACAGCCGCGACAGTATTGATGCAATGGCACCGACAGACGCGCTGATCATGTCCAACTTTTTCCCAACTGTGGAAAAGGTCACCCTGCGCGACGGATACACCAGTTTTTGTACAGGGATTGGCACCGGAAATGTTGAAACACTGGTGGAACACAATGCTGGCGCAAACCGGCAACTTTTGGCAATCGGTAGCAACGGCACGCTGTACCAAATTGACAGCGGGACAGCCGTCAGCAAGAAAACCGGCCTCGCAAACGGCAGGGCAGAAAGCATTGAGTTCAACAACAACACCATCTTTGTGCCGTCAGGGGCAAACGTGCCTTTTAGCTGGAACGGGTCGAGCGCCAGCGATTTGTCGATCACGCTGTCTGATAGCGTTAACGCGAACACGCTGACCGGCGTACACGCACACAAGAACCGTGTTTATTACTGGACCGGCGACAGCCAGAACTTTTATCACAGCGCCACTGTGGACACCTTTCAGGGCAACTTTACCAAGTTCCCTGTTGGTCTGGTCGGCACATTCGGCGGCAACATTATAATGATCAACACGCTTACCATAGATGGCGGTGAGGGCGTTGACGACCTTCTGTGCATTATAATGACCAGTGGCGAGGTGCTGCTGTATTCAGGATCAAACCCTGCCAGCGATTTTAGCCTGGTTGGTACGTTCCGCATTGCAGAGCCAATCAATGAAAAGCGCGCCATTGCCAAGCTGGGCGGCGACGTGATCGTGATGACTAAAGAGGGCTATTTGCCTCTGAGCCAGGTCGTGCGCCAAGACATCGTTGGCAACAAGGCGGCAGCCATATCAGAGAAGATACGCGGCACCGTCATCAGCCAGGTCAAGGCAACCGGCACATCAACCGGCTGGCAAGTCTTTGTCAGCCCTGACGGCGACAAGGTTTATTTCAACTATCCGACTGATGACGTTGACCCCTTCAATCAGCATGTGTTCAACCCCATCATCCGCGCCTGGTGCATATTTGAGAACATACCAGCCCATGTTTGGGGCCAGTTCAACGGCGATACATTCTTTGGCAGCGCATCCGGCGTTGTATTTAAGGTGACTGGTGATGCTGATAATGGCGAAAACATTGTTGGTGATCTGGCTACGGCCTACAACTATTTTGGCGACAGAGGTGGAGTGAAACGCTTCAGCAGCGTGCAGCCAATGCTGGAAGGCGAAACCGACATAGTGTTCAGCTTTGGCGTAGGCGTTGATCAAGCGCCTGTTGCAGCCATTGATGTGTCGCCCGTCACCTTTCAGTCAAATCTGGCGGCGTGGGATACAGCCACTTGGGACGATTTTTTCTGGGCAGACACAACGGGCGCTGGCGTTACCAAGCGGCGCAAGGCGGTCAACCGACTAGGATACTCCAGTGCATTGCGGATCAAAGTCGCAACCAGCACGCAAACCATCAGCTTTATTAGCGCTCACTACACATTTGCACCAGGAGGGCCACTGTAATGGCATTTTCCGGCGGTACGTTTTCACGCACATTTGATTGCACGACAGATCGTGACAATGGCGTCAAAATTCTTGCATCCAAGTTCGATACAGAACTTGATGGCTTTGCGACTGGCCTGTCCACTTGTATCCTGAAGGACGGCACACAGACTTGTACTGCTGCAATCCCGTTTGCAGAGGGTCTGACTGTACCTGACAACAAGAAGATCATCCTTGGCACCAATAGCGACATCACGATCCAGTATGATGAAAGCACCAATGACAGCCTTGAGATTGCGGCCAATGTAGAAGGCGCAGCACTTGGCATTGTGCTGAAAGCTGACCAGGGCGATGACAATGCAGACCAGCACAAAGTCAGCATTGCTGACGGCGGCACACTGACGCTTGGCAGCAAAATCAGCGGTAGCTTCGTTACATATCTCACACACACGCCCAACAGCACTGTGGCCAGCAGCACAACGGCTGTTGCAGGCAATCTGACAGTCGGTGGTGATCTGACGCTGGGGTCAGGCGCTGTCATCAGCGAGGCTGAACTAGAGGCCATCGACGGCGTTACAGCAGGCACTGTGGCGGCATCCAAGGCCGTCATTGTTGACAGCAACAAGGACATTGCCAGCTTCCGCAACGTGACGCTGACCGGCGAACTTGATGCTGGTAGCCTGGACATTAGCGGTGATGCCGATATTGATGGCACGCTGGAAGCGGATGCCATGACGCTGAACGGCACGGCGATAACCGCCACCGCCACACTGTCCACCGGCATTTCAAACAACAATGTGCCAATCTTCACCAGCGGCGTGGCAGATGATGATTTCCTGCGCGTGGCTGGCACGGCCATTGAAGGCCGGTCTGCATCTGAAGTGCTGTCTGATATCGGGGGTCAAGCCAGCCTAACATTCGGCATCAGCAATACCAACGCAGTCAAAATTGATAGTGCATCCGTTGCAGATGATGAATATGCCCGGTTCACCGCTAATGGCTTAGAAAGCCGGTCAAATAGCGAAGTGCTGTCTGACATTGGCGCAGCACCGGCTGCTGGTAGTTCAAACATCGTCACAACTGGCGCATTGAACAGCGGCAGCATTACCAGTGGCTTTGGCAGCATTGATAATGGTTCTAGCGCTATCACTACTACAGGCGTTGGTTCCTTTGGGTCACTGGATATCAGTGGTGACATAGACGTAGACGGAACCACCAACCTAGATGCTGTAGACATCGACGGTGCTGTGGATATCGCTGGCAATCTGTCTGTAAACGGCGGCACCATCAAGCTGGACGGTAATTATCCTGTTGGCACTGCCAATGTAGCGCTTGGTGACCAAGCCCTAGATGATGGTTCTCTCAGCGGTACATATAACACAGCTATTGGTCACCGTAGCCTTACAGCAAACACTTCTGGCGCAACAAATGTGTCTGTTGGCGGTGACTCTATGCTGGTAAGCACCACTGGTTCAGACAATACATCTGTCGGTGTTGGAGCGATGGCTGCAAACACCACAGGCACAAACAATGTCGCTGTCGGCAGACAAGCACTAGACGCAAATACAACGGCAAGCAACAATACGGCTGTCGGCAAAAGCGCTTTAGGTGCAAACACCACTGGCACAAGAAATAGTGCAGTAGGTTCTACCGCTGGTGCGGCTTTAACTACAGGTGTTGACAATACCTTTATGGGATTTAGTTCTGGTAATGACGTTACCACAGCAGATGACAACACCGGGTTTGGCTCATACACATTAGCCGCTACCACTACCGGCGCAAAGAATACTGCCGTTGGTATGGACGCCTTAACTGCAAACACCACCGCAAGTAACAACACTGCGGTTGGTTATCAGTCTTTTAATTCTAATACAACGGCTTCTGGTAATACAGGATTAGGAATACAAACTGGATTTTACAATACTACCGGTTACGCTTTAACAGCGGTTGGACAAACTGCTCTATTTAACAATACTACAGGTCATGAAAATACAGCACTTGGTTACCAAACTTTGTTTGATAATACCACTGGAGACTACAACGTAGCTGTTGGAAACGTTGCACTAGCAAACAACACCACCGCATCCGGCAACACTGCGGTTGGTTATCAGGCTATGCTGACAAACACCACTGGCGCAAACAATGTGTCACTAGGCTTGAATACGCTACGCCTTAACACTGCAGGCAGTGAAAATACAGCTATTGGAACTGGTGCTTTGGATGCAAACACTGGTTCTTATAACACTGCCGTTGGACGCAGCGCACTTGTCTCCAACACCACTGGAAGTTATAGCACGGCAGTGGGATATTTGGCATTACGGGACAACACTACTGGTTTAAACACTGCTTTTGGTGCTTACACTGCCTATAAAACTACAACAGGCACATTTAACACGGCACTTGGCTCATCGGCAATGGATGCCAATACTACTGGTTCAAATAACGTGGCAGTGGGTCACTTCGCTCTATACCTCAACACCACCGCCAACCAAAACACAGCGGTTGGGTATCAGGCGGGGTATTCGACTACTACAGGAAATGAAAATACGTCAGTTGGGTATCAAGCTGGGTATAATAATACAACTGGTTTTCAAAATACTTTTCTTGGCAGAAAAGCAGGTGTCGCTCATACAACAGGTAACAGTAATACATTTGTTGGATATAATTCTGCAAGCTCAATGACCACAGGCTCCAAGAACACCATTCTTGGTCGCTACGACGGCAATCAAGACGGCCTCGACATCCGCACATCCAGCAACAACATCGTGCTGTCGGATGGGGATGGTAATGCTAGAATTAGAGTTGATAGCAGTGGTAACACCACATTCCTTAATGCATATTCTGGCACCGTTGCTAATGGCGCTTTTTTCTATTTCGGCAGTGCTGGTTCAATAAATGTTGGAACTGCTGTAACAAGTTCTAGGAACGTTGCTGGGTTTTTGAACCCAAATGGGGAAGTTGGAACAATTACAACAAACGGTTCTTCAACCTCCTACAACACTTCATCCGACTACCGTTTAAAAGAAAACGTAGTTGAACTGACAGGCGCAACAGATCGCCTCAAGCAGCTTAACCCATCACGCTTTAACTTCATTGCAGACGCAGACACCACAGTTGACGGCTTCCTAGCACACGAAGTTCAAACAGTCGTACCAGAAGCGATTACAGGCACACACAATGAAGTCGATGACGATGGCAACCCTGTTTATCAGGGAATTGACCAGTCAAAATTGGTTCCGCTACTCGTCGCAACCATCCAAGAACTTGAGGCTCGTATAGCCGCACTAGAAGCCAACTAAAGGAGTAACCTATGGCACGAACTACAGAAGAACTCGCACAAGACTACACCGCTATGGGTCATTCGGTTGACCTTATCAATGCTATCATTGCTGGCACACAGATGGCAGACGACACTGCCGCTGACCGTCAGGACTGCGTAGACCGCAACGTCGAACACCTTGAACTGATGGTTGCAAAAGACGACTGGGGCAGCGAAGACATGACCGCTGTCAATGCTGCCATCACCGCTGGTCAGGGCTACACTGCCTAATGTCTAAGCCAACCGTTACATCTGTCCAAGCACAGATTGATACTCACGAGGCTGTCTGTGCTGAGCGTTGGAAGGAAACTATCCTGCGGATTAAGCGCATCGAACACATTATGATTGGCACTGCTGGCACGACAATCATCCTGCTGATCGGAATCATAGTCAGTCAGTGATCACTGTCTTTGTTCTGATGGTCTACATCGGACTGGGCGAAAACGAAAAACTACATTCAGACAAAATGATATTTCGCAGCCTTGTGGACTGCCAGTGGTACGCCGCGCGTATGGTTCGTGTTTACGGCAACTATGGTTACACGCGGCCTGGGACAGAGAAGATTACGGCATTTTGCCTGCCCGTTGAAATGGCAGAGGACACTGAAGAAAGGCTGTACTGATGTTAGCAGAACTTGCAGCAGCCAACGCAGCCTTTGCCATAATCAAGCAGACCGTTCAGAACGGCGGCGAAATTGCCAAGGCTGGCAAGGCCATCGGATCATTCTTGTCAGCTAAAGAAGACTTGATGCGCGAGGGCAACAAGAAGCGTGCAAGAGGAGTTGGCGGTAATGATCTTGAGGAGTTTTTGGCCCTTGAGCAAATCCGTGAGAAAGAAAACGAATTAAAGCAAATTATGATCCTGTCTGGCCGCCCAGGCTTGTGGCGCGACTACCAAAAATTCTGTGAAGACGCGCAAGACGGAAGGGCCAAGGCAAGACATCAAGCCATCAAACGGCGCAAGAAAATGCTGGAGCAAGCTGGCAACGCTGGTGTGGCCATCATCATCATTGGTGGCTTGATTGGCGTCGTTGTCTGGGGGCTGTGGATTAGAGGCGCGTTTGCACAAGCACAGAACGATCTGACCGTATGCCGTCTGATCAAATGCGTAAAGGTAGACAAAAAAACTGAGTTTTGCGTCT